GCAAGGTTGTCAGCAATAAGCTGGCCCTTCCAGTAGATCTGTGCCGAACGGGCTGTCGTGCCTGGAATGTACTCGAAGGGGCTGACCACAAGGTCGCCTTCGGAGTGCATGACCATTTTGATGCCGTCGAAGTTGATGAAGTACATGGTAGCAGCGACACCAGCGCCGTTGACTGTGGCGTCAGGCATGAATACGTCCTGAACGACTGCGGCATTGCCGAAGGCGAGGGACATGTAACCTGCGTTGAGTTGCTTCTCGTCAATGTAACGCTCTTGAGTGAACAGTGCACGACGGTAATTGGCGTAACCGGCCTCGGAGGCGAGGATCAGTTTCACATCGCCCATAGGAGCACGTGCTGAGGTTTCAGCTGCGATCTGGTGCATTCCACGGATACCATTGGTACCGAAGGCTGCGCCTGCATCGAAGATGCGGTTGAAGAGACCGTTGCCGTCAGGAACGAGTGAACGAGCAAGTCCACCAACAAGGTTGGTCTGACCGGCTGCGGTAGGTGCGCCCTGCTCGAGGAAGCCTGTCGTGGTGAGGACACCATTGAGAGTTCCAAGGGAGGTGAGCACTGCTGAGTTACCAGCCACGAGCTGGCGGTTGATCTCTCTGCGAAGAAGTCCCATGACGTTGCGCATACGAGCTTCAACAATCTTTACGATTGCCTTCTCACCGCTGTTCTCAAGCTCTTCTTTCTTTGTGATAACAATGGGAGCAACAAAGTCAGACCACTCGTAGAGAGCGGGCTGCATGACGTCCTGCACGGCGAGTGAGACAGGCTCGTAGCCGGTGGCGAGTTGTGTGATGGTCGAGTGGTTGCTGACTGCGAGGGGACGTTGTATTTTAATTCCCCCATCTTCGTATTCGATGCCGCCTAGTTTCTTGCAGAAGTCGAGGAATGGAACGCGCTGAAAGAGCTCATCCACCTCGCCATCGCGAATGCTGAACAGCGTAGAGCTGAGCAGTTCATTTGAGATTGCCATAGTTTATTTTCCTTATAGAGACAAGTTGGTAGGCAAGATGCGGAATTGCTCTTGCCGAGGTGTTGTAATCTCGATTGCCGTTGCCGGTCCGGTGTCCACAGATGCCCTATCAGGTGACGTTGCCGTTCTGATCTGACTGGCGGGAGCACTTGCCCTCTTATTGATAACTATACTGCACTTTTGCAAACGATTCATTTAGTTCCATTAACCTTGTGATATTGGTAAGCCGACCATGCATCCTTAAACTTAGGTGGTGCGGAGTTACGGACTGCATTGCCTGTGCTTGTCTTCTTTAATGTCTCTCTCTGCACCTGACGCACTGCTTCTGTCTGTTGACGAGTCACTTGACCTTTGATAATATAATAAGCATCTTCCAGTTTTAACTCAGGTCGCTCCATTAGCAGTTTTGCAACAGGCATGCGAAGTTCATCTGATGTCAGATCAGGATGCTGAGATTTAAAGGAGTCAAGTGCTACCTGTCGACGTTGTGTGTCCAGATCTTGCTGAAGGGGAGTAAGCATCTGTTGCATCATTGCTGCAGCTTGCTTGTTGATGCGCTCTTGAAGGCCCTCATCAGACCAAGCATCGTGTTCCAGAGGCTTGTCAGCGAGGACACGGACCTGTTGTGCAAACTCAGACTCAGTCATCAGCTTGCGGTCACGTTCTAGTTGTGCACGCTCGCCGTCTAGTGATTTGCGCAGTTCAGCAATCTCTTGTGTTTTCTGCGTGTATGAAGCTCTGAGGTTGCCAAGGAGTTTACGTCCGTTCTCAGGTAGGTGTTCAAGGATCTTCTTGTAATCAGGCAGGCCCTTATGTCCGCCCTTCAGTTCAGGATGGTCGTCATAGTCTGCCCCGACCAGTTCATCCAGCGACAGGTCAAGGTCCTCATCTAGACCACCTGCCGTGTTGTCTGTGCTATTTAATTCACTGCCCCCTATTACACCATTGGTAGCCGTAGGAAGTGTCTCCTGCACATTCGCGCCTTGGTTAGACGAATTCTGTGCAGGTGCCCCTGAGGGCGTGGCTGCTGTGATTGACATGTTAGCTCATTCTCTCCATCATTAGTTTATCCATCTCGTCGGAGCCCATCTCCTCGGACAGGTCTTCTTCTTCCTCTTTAGCTTCAGGTGCAGAAGCGCCCTTCTCGGACACCTTCTTTAGGAGAAAGCGTTTAAACTGAGGGGATTTGGCTGCCATACCGATGCGACCTGCCAGACCTTGCAGCCCCGAATCGTCAGTGATTACTGTGAGGTCAATGGTTGCATCTTCAGATAAGACACCATCAGAAACAGCATCATCAATTGCTTTGCCAAACATGGTGAGGATGCGCATGAATGCGGGAGGCAGTGTCGTCATGGACTCACCACCAAAGCGGTCATACTTGTCTGTGATGCCAAATAGGGGAAGAAGACGGTTGGTTGCCTCTACTAGAGAGTTTGCAGCCTTGCCCGAAAACTTACCTTTAGGTGCTGAAGATGCGTACATCTCATCCTCAGAATCTTCAACTTCGCCTTGGCGTGACATTGCATCAGCACGCATCTTCTCAATATCCATCTTTTCATCAGGTGTCATGTGTCTATTCCTTTTGCAGCATCATGCGCTGCTGCCTGTTCTAACATATCCTTAGCATTCCAAGTTTCCGTAACAGCACGGACCTTGTCGCCACCAAACTTGGTCAAGTTACCACGATAACGAGCAGCTTCAGCATCCAGATTATCACGGTCAGTCTGTGCGTTATTCATATACTGATCATAGAAACTGTCACCGCCGAGCGCCTTCTCATTGACAAAGCCACGAGCCGTCATAATTGTTTCTTCTTCACGTTTGCTAGACACACGTTGTCCAGCGCTATAGCTGTAAAATCCGTTATTGCTGAGACCGCTATTCCATCCGCTATTCCAAAGTGTTGCAGTCCTGGCAGGGGCACTAATAAGCCGACGTGTAGCACCGCCACAAATCAGGCATGGAATTGAAACTGTTTCACGTGAAGCAATTGTTTCAAACACTTCGCCATCAGTGTCACAATAGAAATCGTAAATCGGCATCACGCACCTCCGATAACTGTTGAGGTGCTTGCTTCGGTCGGTGCGGTCGGTGCTCCTTCAGTCTGTCCAACTGAACCGCCTACAGGAGTGACTTGGTCAAAGGTAGCAGGAAGGTCATAGAGGCGAATGATCTCTGCACGAATCTTATCAGGAGGCACGCCCAGTTGAGCCAAAGCAGGGAGTAGTTGAATAATCTGTTGCTTGCGAATCGCATCGGTGAGTGGTGTCCCTGCACTGTCAGTGGCATAGAACTCCCAGTCAGCATCGAGTTTTCCAACCGTGGCTGCCTTTGCACCATCTGGTGTTGCAACAACGACTGTGTCACCGTCTTCGATCAGTGGGATCAACATGCGGACATAGAGGAGTGAGGCCTTCTCAATGGTGGCGTCACGGTCACGCGCCATCTTGCCTAGTTCTGAGGCTGTGTATTGCATCAGAGCATTGATCTCTGTAGCAGTGGCACGGGATGCCTCACCTCTTGTAAATCCTGCAGTCAAAGAGCCTTTGTTCAGGTCAGCTTCGATGTAGTCAAGGTATTGGGCGTGGTTGGAGCTGATGGGCACAACTGGTACGACGTCAATAAGACCACTAAGTGTATCGTTGTCAGTAGGCACCATTGCTCCATCCACGCCAGACGTGATCTTGGCCAGCGCTTCTTCATCGAAGGCGCCCTCTTTATAGATGAACTGGCGTGAATCGCGTCGCACCGCATTGGCCCAGAAGGTGCGAAGTATGTTCTTTTCAAATACTTGGTCATAAATACGGGCCATGGCAGAGTAACCTTCCATCGGACGGTCAGGTCGACGAGAGAAGTAGAATGGGACGAGGTTGCTGAGGGGACGTCCGTCAAAGGTAGAGACTGGGATTGCATCCTTGCTGAGGAGTTCTTCACCGTTGCGATAAGCAGACGACCAGAAGAGCAGTTCGCCGTTCAGGAAGTCGTACATCTCCACGATCTCGATGTAGAGATATTCATTAGGAAGACCGGGCTGGTCGCCGTAAGAGCGATAGGAGCGGTCAGTGTTGCGCTCATAGTCGGTGAAATAGTCTTTTTGTGCGACACCTTGCCACTTCTTAGCACCAAACTTCTCGGTGGCCTCATCGACTGAGATGTAGTAGACATGACCGATGAATCGACTGTCCTCATAGGCTGAAGAATCACGGTCCAGGATGACCTGCCATGGTGGAACTGCGCGCATGGCGACCTTGCCCAGTAGCGTGTTGGATTCTCGTGGTGCCAACTTAAGAAAGGAGTGTGTGTAAATCAGGGCCATGCGTGCAGCCGATTCTAGCTGGTCACGCGCGTTCTTCAACCAGGAGTTGGTGACTGTTCTTGTAAATACTGCATCGCCCTTTCCTGTGATATCAGAACCGACCTCGATTCCTGGATATTTCGTAAACAAACTTCCCATTAGCGACTCAATCGCTGCGTAGGCATCTGAAGTTTCAACTCTAATACTCGTATCTGCCGCGACACTGTCCATGTCCTGATAGAATTTGGTCAGATATGCATTGCGATAACGTCGCATCTCAGGGCGCAACTGGTCCCAGTAGTCTGTGTGCGACTGGAGTGACGCTCTAATAAAGTTCAGTCTGTCTCTTTCTGTGCGTGCCATGTTGATAACTATCACCTTACTGGGAATAAATGTTTAGTAACGGCGCATTTGTTTCATTGCGCCCTGCGTTCGGGCTTGATCGATGCGTCTATTGATGATCCATTGCGGAAGGTAAGGTCGATCAGGCACATTGACCTTCTTGATACATTGTAACGCCAATGCCAGGCCGATAACTGTATCACCGTGATGGACACCACCAATGGGACAGAAGGGCCGACCGCGTTCATCAACCTTGAATGTGCGTAGTTCTCCCAGTGTCCAGCTATCTAACATCGTAATACTACACGTGGACAGTTTATCTTTCAGCTCTTCAAGCATCATTGGTTTTGTTGCCGCGTTGGTAATCCAGTCCTTGCCGTCCTCGTCCTTCCACAGTGGAATGCCCATGTGTTTGAGCTCAGTGACAATCACACCTCCCCATGTGCCGTTGGATTCGACAAGAACCTTAGCGCCTTTCCAGTGAGAGCTGCGATCTGCAACTACGGATGCCCACTCAGTTGGCGTGTGCTGATTTGACCGCTGAATCTCTACCACCTGACCGGATGAAGCACTGACCACAACGCATGTGCTATAGTCACCACCTGTTCCAGCACCGCAGTCAACACCAATTCCGTAACGGTCGTTATGGTCGAGCTTTGCCAGGACACCGCCCTCTGTCTCTAACTTCACTGCTTGGATATCTTTAAGCATCAGAGCAGGTATCCAAGCACCGTCAGTCTGAGCATAGGCATCATCGACTGAGAGGGGATACTCACGTCGGAACTTTGTCTGTCCCAGTTTGCCCATCATCTTGGACATCCAATACTGCTGTCCCTCTGTCAGATCCAGGTCTCTATCAGCCTCGAAATCATGGGGCGGTTCCTCGGTATATTCCACGTGTGCTGTCCACGGAAAGAATAAGAAGTTCCAATCGACCTGCTGTGCATCCCAGAGTTCTATCTCACGATGAAGGGGATCACCAAAGAAATTAGCGGTTGATTCGATACAGAGCTGACCGCCATTTAGTGCCGCGATTGCTGTTGCTTTTAACTCTTCAGCGTGTGGTGTGAATGCGAACTCCGAGATATGCAATCCTGTTGCCGTGAAACTGCGTAGTCCGCCTTTGCCTTCAGCTGAAGCAGCCATCAATGTGGCACCAGTGTCAGCGAGTGTCATGGTCGTGGTGTTATCGACACTGAGCGGACGGTGTAGTGCTCGTGGCAGGCTGTTGTAAAATCTGCGCTGAATGTCGAGGATGTGCTTCGATGATGCCAATTTGTGTGACAACGCGATGTATGTCTGAGGATCTGGTGCTGTGAACCAACGCCAGAAGAAGTAAGCTGCCACTGCTGTTGTGCTGCCGAT